CTGGGCTTCCTGGCGATGGGCTTCAATGAGCTTGGCAAGAGGGTGCTGTTCTGGGATGGTATTCCGATAATCAGGACAGACTACCTGGTAGCAGAGCAGGCGAATACAGGCACTGGAAGTTCATCGGATATTAGGGCACTTCGGACTAGTGGAGATAAGCAGTACTCCCTGTTCGTAGTCAAGTACGGCATGATGATGAACGGAGAGCAGAACCCAGGACTCCAGTTTGCTTATGGTGGCACGGAAGGTCAGGGGGACCTATACAAGCTGGTGAGATTCCCTGAACTTGAGGACTACGATGCAGGTGGCGTCAGGCTAGTTTGCTACGGTGCGCCGCTTCTAGGGTCGAGTCTGTGCCTTGGCAGAATCTACGACAACGAAGATGTTGCCATACTAGTCTAGCAAGGATGAGTAATCCTAAGCGAATAAAAGTCATTGGACTACTAAGTCCGACCTTAAGGAGGAAAAAACGAAATGGCTTTGACACTTCATAAACCGATGCACAAGTTGATAAACAATGGCGGGGCAGTTCTGTGGATACCTCAGAGCATGGCTAATCTGAACAGGCTGCCTGTCAACGCCGACCCATATGCTCAGAGTTCCTCACAGGAAGTTCCTATCGGCTCTAAGCTGGAGTGGGCTACTGGTGAGGTATTTCGCTATGGTAAGTGGGGAGAGACCTCCACTACACCACCTATAGCCAGGATGGTGGCTAACAAGAACCTTTGTCCTGGTGCTACTGGTGGCAGCACTTATGGTTACGAGGGTGACCTGGACTCCACCAGCCTTGTTGCGGTAGGCTCTACCACTCTAATCATGAATGACACTACCGATAGGGTGGAGAACTTCTACGAGGATGGCAGGCTGGCTGTCTATCCCGCAAATCACTACTGCGAGTACAGGATAATCGGTAGTGAGGCAGCAACTACTGTGGATGATGTCACTATCTATATCCAGGCGCCAGGGCTGAAAACTGCTCTGGTGGTAGCCAGTACAGGCATCACTGCCTACCCATCAATCTTCTCCGAAGTAGCCTATGCTGACGCTGCGGGCTACGAGACACCAGTGGGTGTGTTCCTAGGTCCTACCTTCACTGACAACTACTTCGGCTGGATTCAGAGGTCTGGTAGGGCAATTATCACCCCGACCGCCTACTTCGGTGACTCCGCCAATGAGCGTCTGGCGATGTACTGGTCAGATGCTACCATCGCAACTGCGGCAACTGCCGACCCCTCTTCTGGCTACATGATAGTCGGGTACTTGAGCCAGAGGACACAGGATGCCTATGGTGACCTGGAAGTCTGGCTAACTCTGGAGTAATCCAGCGGTAAGAATGTAAGGAGGAATAACGTGGCAGATATAAGAGAGTTCAACAAAACTAAGCATGATGAGCCTGGAAAGATGGTTGACTTTGACAAAGCTGCTGAGGAACTGGGATGCAGCAAGGTTGAGTTGACCAAGAATAAGAGACCTGAGTTTCTTGCCTGGGCAGAAAAACAGTAAAGGAGAAACGGGAGAGGAGGTAAAGGAATCCGCCTCCTCTCCCTACCAAGATGGAACATATATATGAGGCTAAGGGTGTGTTCTCCACAAGACTTGCTCCTCCAATGCTGATGTGCAGGAACTGTGGTAAGGTTACTTATCCTCACTCTGGGCAAACCAGGATTCTTTGCCAATGTGGTAAGGTATATACACTTATGGCTGAGGGAGAGCCAATTAAGGTTCTACCTTTAAGGTAACTGGAGGAAATATGGGCAGCGGACTAATTATATCAGACACGCAACCTGAACTACTTAACAGATATACCTGGGTAAAGCCTTTGCCCGATGGAAGTAAGGAATGGTATGAGCCTGCTGATGGTGGTTGGGTTCTAGTAAGGACTGATGCTGCGCCTGCTCTGTTGGCTCACTCTCACCCTACTCATGGGAATATTAACTTCACAGGTACAGTATCAGCTGATGGTAGTGTGGGACTGACAGGGCAGAAAACGCTAGGCGGCTATGTTTTCACATTTAAGAAAGGACTACTGACAGGCTTCGTGCCTGTGTAAAGGAGGCTATAATGCCTAACAAGATGATGGAGGGGTTGACTAAGGACTCTACTGACCAGCATATCCATGAGGCTATAAGTGCGGAGATGGAGATGTGTATGAAAGAGCCTCCGCCTGCGGGAGCGGAGAGCCATCAAAAGTACTGTGCTGGCAAGGCTTATGGAATGGCTAGGGAGAAAACTGGTAAGGAATTAAACTTCGGGAGGTAACTATTATGCCAACAGCTATGACTGGGACAAGAGTTGCTGGTACAAAGGTTCCAGGGCAGTCTAAGGAAGTCACTGAATATCCTATTACTGGTGCGGCAGCAGTAGACCATAATGCTGCGCCTGGGAGACCATTCAGGATTGTAGGTGTAAGGATGCATCTGTCCGCTGCGCCTACTACATCAGAAAACTTTACCGTTGCTCTCAATGATGGTACTGGGGCGGATTATGATGTTGTACTGTATAAGCGAGACTTATCAGTGGGCAGCGTGACAGACCTGGTATTGTCTGGAGAGGACTTGAGCCTGGAGGAGGGTCATATCTTTAAGTCCACTGACTCCATTGATATTGACTGGGCGAATACTGATACTCGTACTTACGGTACTGTTCTACTGCTGGAACTCATGTAGGAGGCAGCTATGGTAGTAGCAAATGGAATATCCACCAGGTTGTTTGTTCCGAGAGGCACTGAGACTGGTATAGCTATACCTGGTATTGAGCCTGAGTATAAGAAGGCTGTGGCAAATGGAGTTCCTCCTGATGATATTCCTTTGAATGGGCTGGTTCTTTACCTCCCTCTCCATCTACTGTATGGTAGTAAGGTTAGGTCTGCAGATGACTATAAACATACTGGTACAGTTACTGGAACAGTATGGGGTCCTTCAGGTTGGTTGTTTGATGCTACAGACGACAAGATAGATTATGGGCAGCCTGATGTACTCAAGCTGGAACACACCGACCCTTTTGCTCTGGTAATCTGGATAAAACGTGTTGCAGGAGCGGGTAACCGTACTATACTCAAGAAGCAGCAATCAGGTGGCGCAGCACAGGGTTATCATATCCTAATAACTGCCAGCAAACTTGAGCTAATCCTTTCGAACAATAGTGCGACCAATGCTATTCAGGTGGACGCCACATCAAGTATGCTGGTAGGTTCCTGGCAGATGTGGGTATTGAACTATGATGGTTCCAGCGCCGCTGCGGGAGTCAGCTACTTCTGGGGTAACCCTACGGAGGCTCCAGTTGCGGATACCCCAGTCATAACTACCGATACACTCACAGGTTCTATTCTTTATGATACTTCAGTATATACTGGTAGTACTCTGAACTCAACACTAGGGATTTTGGCTCTATACAAAGGTAGAACCTTCTCACTGGCAGACGCAGCACGCTTCCGTGATGCTACTTGCTGGAGATTTGCTTAATGGCTAGGAGTATATCATCCACCCTACTTACTGCACAGCAGGCAGCTTCTCGTACCCCCTATATCAAGATGCTGTTTACTAGCAAGGATGGGCTGACAACTAAGGATTTCAGTACTGACTCCTCTGCCTTCGGCAACCGCATCCTTGCAATAGACCATCAGGAAGAAGCCTACAATGAGTATGCTTTAGTACTGTTAAGAGACTACGACTCAACTATTCCAGACATTACTGGCTACTGGACTTCTATAGGCTATGGGCTGACTACTGGTGCAGGTAATGAGTACAGCGGGACTCAAACTCCTCGCCTCTGGGTTAAGCACCAAAGGCATGTGTCTGCTGGTGGGAAGCTACTGACTGTACTGGAGCTAGAAGGTCAGTGGGCAAAACTGCGTGATGGGCTGCTCAGGATGGGTACTGCACCATACTATACTCAGAGCTATGATGGCTCAACTGACTCTGTGTATGATGTACTTCTAGCACTGTTAATTGAGGTATTTGGAGGAACTAATCCACTGTCTGCTACTCCCCCAGATGATGGCATAATAGATACTCTACTACCAGTATTCACTGTGAACAATCCTCCATTTGAGTATGCTGCTGGTAGTGTATATCGTCTTATCAAGCTCACTAAGTGTTTTCTTCGTAACAGGTTCAATGCCTCATATCCTGAGAATACTTTTCAGGTAGTATACCCTCAGGCTGCTGATGCTGCTGATGAGACATACTACTCTAATCCTACTCTAGGTAGTACATCTGGCTTCTACTCCTTTATGGAGAGGAATCCTGCTCTTGTTCCGAATGACATCCTTGTCTTTGCCAATAGGAGTGCTGATGGTACTTGGGCAAGTATTGTCACTGGTGAGGCTGTCAGTCAGGCAGATATAGATAAGTACGATACTGCCTATCATATAGCTATTGCGCCTGATGTCACGACTGAAGCTATGGCGGATAAGTTAGCCCAAGCTATTCTGGCTAGGGTAAGAGCAGAGCAGGACACTGGTCTAGCCGTAGTTCCTCATGATGGTAGAGTGGAGTTATATGACAAAGCCGCCTTTGTAGACAACAGAGGAGGGGCGGTTACTTATCCATCTAACTCCCTTACTCGTGTAGGAGGTCTACACCATATATATCAGCCTGGGAAGTACCTGCTGGAGATATATCTGGGTGGAGTTAGCAATACTGCTATGGATGAGTACACTGCTGATATTAACATCATGGGCAAGGATATTGCAGGGCAAAGCAAAGAAGCCGTAAGGACTCATGCCTTATGGCGAGAGCCTTCAGAAAGACATCCAGTAGGTATAGCTCCTGTGGAACCTTCGGCAGTTAGTCCTAGTGAGAGAGAGGTTATGGATAGGCTAATAGCTGGAGCTGGTACTCCAACTGCTCCGATAGTTATACCATCTGGTAAAGTTACTGCCCCTACTCCTACATCTGTTCCAGGTCCTTCTCTGTGGCAGACGATAACTCCCTGGAAGGAGGAGCGAGGAGAGACATTTGCCTCTGCTATTGCAAGTATGTGGAGGGCTATCACTCCATGGAAGGAAGAGAAGGGTGAGACTCTTACTACTGTATTGAGGACACAGTATGAGAAGTCAAGGCTGAGAGATATAGTAGAGGCTATAAAGGCTCCGTATGAGAAGAGTACTCTGCGCAAGTGGATAGGAGGACTGTTCAGATGAGAGAGAAATCTGGTCGCCCTCCAGTTATGCCTCAGTTCTCTGACTCCCAGAATAATAGGTCATACGTTGCTCCCTTCTTTGACCTAGACGCAGATGGCAATACAAGAGTTCTAGTTCCACTTATCTTTACTCAGAGTGGTGGAGTAACTTGGGCTGCTGTGCTTCGGTGGTTAGGCTCTGCCTTCCGTATTGAATCTTATAATAATAATAATATAACTTTAGCTCCTGACGGTACTGGAGTACTTAATGCTAATAAGCTGAATACTGCTCCATCTGATGTATCTGCCTCTAGGTCTGCTGGTACTACCTATACCAATAGCACTGGTTACCCTATGCTGGTACAGATAATGCTGGAAATGACTGCGGAGAACTCTAACTGGAACTTAAAAATCCATGCTACGGCAGACCCACCTACAACAATGGTTGCTGCAGGTCAACAGCAGGGCAGTGATAGTGTAAACTTACTTCTAATTACCAGTGGCTATACTATAGTGCCTAATGGCTGGAAGTACAGACTGACCAAAGATGTTAATACTACTATCCAGGAGTGGATAGAGACTCAGATAGGTTAAGGAGGTTACAGTGGGTAATAAGACTTTATCCCAGATGCTTGTGGATATGCGTACTGATCTGAAGGACTCGGGAGCTTTATGGTCTAATGCTGAACTTACTCGATGTGTGGAAAGAGCGGTGTCTGACCTCAGCCGCTTCTTACCTCAGGAACGTATCTATGAGGAGTCGCTGGAGTTTACTGTAACAGATGAGTCATTTACTACTCCTCTTGACACTGACATTGACCGAGTGGTAGATGGTGAGTCCCTCAACGGTAAGGTCTCTGGTAATACCTGTACTGTCGATGGTCAGCCAGATATTCCTAGACCTCTAACTGCCACTATTGTTGATGCAGATGATAGTGTGACTGGGCTAGTCATCATTATCTCTGGCTTTGACGAGGAGAACCAGACACAGACTGAGACACTGGCTTATGCAGTTGGGCAGAGCAAGACTCTGACTGGCAAGCTATACTTCAAGTATGTATCCTCAGTTGAGCTAAACCAGGTTGGTGGTACTCCAGGAGCAGGTGATACTATTGAACTCGGTATCGGGGCATACACTACCGTCTGGGTTAGCCTTGATAATAAGCCTATTAAGTCTGCAACTGACGATACTAGTACTGGAGCTAGAAATACAGACTACTACATGGACTACGCCAACGGTAGAATAAAGGCAATTAGTGGTGGTCTACTAGCTGCTAATACTGCATATACTATTAGCTATAAGAAGAGCCAGCTATCTGTTGACCTATCAGCCTTGGCTAACTTTATCCGAGTATCCCGAGTTGAGTATCCAGTTGGTGATGTTCCTCAATCCTTTATCTCCTGGGGCATATTTGCTAATATACTGACCATAACAGGAAGTGGTGAGAGTGAGTCTCAGGGCAATATGGCTGAGGATAAGAATATCCGAGTTTACTACGAGTCTAGGCATCTTCCCCCTACGAGTTATACTCCTAGTACTGTACCTAGCTTTCTGGAGGATACTGTTCTGATGGCAGCAGCCGCCTATGCTCTATTGATATACTCTCTCAATAGTGAGCATCAGAGCTTGACTGACTTAGGTTCTGCTCGTACTGCATTGGCAGCTGCTACTACTGCACAGACAGCTCTTGGTACTGCCCTCACTAATGCTGTCAAGTATCTGAACAACAACTCGGCGGCAGATGCAGCAGGTATCTTGCAGGATATAACTGATGATGTATTGTCACTCAGGACTGCTATTGGTACTGCTCTCGATGCTGCTAATGCCTTCCTGGATGAGGTTGATGTGACTGACCTCCAGGGTGCGGAAGCAGTATGGACAACAGAGGTAGATTATGTTACTGGAGCATCAAGTCCATCTGCCAAGGACTACCTCGATGATGGCGATGCTCTGCTTAATACAATAGTAGTAGGTGGTGAAGGTACAGAGGTTTCTCTTGCCTACGCCCAGTATGCTATAGCTACCTACAACTCTATCACTAGAGCCTTCGAGCAGAAGAGGACAGACTTTCTCCAAGAAGCTACTGCTCGTACTAATGCAGCACTAGGGTTTGTGCAGGAGGCAGTGCAGCGACTCAGTAATATCCGTACTTATATTGACCAGTCTGGAGCCTACGTAGCAATAGCGGGAGGATTTGTGCAGGAAGCCCAGTATCGGTTGGGTGTTGTTCAGTCCTACTTGCAGCAGGCTGCCCAGTATGTAGAGGCGGCAGGCGGAGACTTAGTAATGGCTGACAGATTCAAAGCTGAGGCTATGACCAAGCGGGATGAAGTTTGGGGCGTGTGGAGAGATAGGAAACAGTATATTGGAGAGTTCGCTGACAGCAGCGTGAGGCAGATGCCATAGAGGAGATGGACATGAGCAAGATAGAAGGTCCACAGGTCATGGCAGCAATCCTGGCAGTTGCGGCAATAGCAGTAGTCGTAGCATTTGTGGCTCCTGACTTCCTCGATAAGATAGCGGATGCTGCTATAGTCGGTATTGTTGCCTTGGGGATGAAGTTACTTGACAAGAATGGTGATAAATAGCCTGCTTTCTGGAGCAGGACCTCCTTTTTTAAGGGAGGGTAGGGCACCGACTCTACCCTCCCGATTTTTTATATCCAGCTGTTCCTGACTCCAGATTCCCACATAGCCTTTGCTACGGCGGCAACTTGGACTATTTCCTTTCCTACATCTCTTTTCCTCTGTAGCTTAGGCTTCCACTCGTTAGCTATTATCTCAGATGATACCTCACCAACTTCCTCCATGAGGATAGCAAGCCATAACGCAGGGGAGTGATTTTGTTCTCCCCATTTATCTTCCTGGCGTTGGCGCTCTTCTGCCACTAGTTTGTCAAAGTCCATATTAGCCCCCTTACTCCCATCTAAACGTCTCCTTAATCTCAAACGGAATCCTGAATCCAGGAATCATTTCTAGCTCTTCCTTTGGAATCTTCTTCTCCACATCTCCATCCCAGGTCATTGAGTCATGTACTGTAATCACTAACGGCAGCTTATCCTTAGGTCCCAGCCTCCTATGCTTGCATAGTATCAGTGCTCTCTTAATGACTTCTCCATCCGAGCCTAGGATAGGGTAGTTGACCGCCTTTCTCTTCATAGCATCCTCTCGCTCCTCGGGCAGTCTGATGCGTCTGCCAAATAGTGTAGGTAGTGCCCAACCATCTCTTAATCCTTCTCTCTGAGCGTGGATAATCCAGTCTGCAGCACCTGGGTAGGCTCTGAACCACTCCTCCAGCAGATGCTCACATCTTGCCTTATCTCTAATCTTTAACTGCTCCATAATGGTCTGGGCAGTTGCGCCATATATAACTGCAAAGTTTAATATCTTTGCCAACTTCCTCTGATTCGGTATGCCCATTAGATTGGCAGTATGTTGATGGATATCTGCCTTCTTCGGGTCGGAGTTGTATAGTACATCTAGCATATCTCTGTCTTTGCTGAACTCTGCTAGTATGTATAAATGCTCTTTCGAGTAGTCCCCAGTTGTAAATACTCCATTATCAGGCATTAGCATAAATCTTGCTCCAGGGTTGCCTGTTTCCTTATCGGCTCCTGGGATATTCTGTATGTTCCTATTGCGACTGTTAAGCC